ATGGCGGAATTATAGGACCCATAAAAGTAGTATGCACACCATCTACTAAAACCACATCAGTAACATCAACAGGTGATTTTGTAAGACAAAATTGTCAAGTTACATCTGTTAGTGCATTAGTTATTGGCGGAGGCGGTGGAAGTGGTCATGGAAATTCAGATTCATTTGCAGGAGCAGGTGGAGCAGGTGGTTATAGATTTAATACATGTATAAGTATTTCAAGTAGATGCACACCAGTTACAATAGGCGCTGGAGGTGCTGGAGGAACAACTAGAGATGGATCAACTGGATCTAATTCTGTATTTGGCCCACTAACTTCTAACGGAGGAGGTGGAGGTGGAGGAATAGGTTGTCAATCTCCAGGTGGTTCTAGAAACCCTGGTTTAGCAGGAGCATCTGGTGGAGGTGGTTCTGAGGGTAATCCAGATGTTGGTCCTTATCTAACATTACCAGGGGGAGCAGGAAACACTCCTCCAACAAGTCCCTCTCAAGGTAATAATGGTGGAATAGGAGTTATAAATGCAGCTGGCGGTGGAGGTGGAGCAGGAGGTGTCGGAGGTAATGGATCATCTCCATGTCATCCAACTTATACAGGTCCACAATATAAAGGAGGAACTGGTGGAGCAGGATCAAGTGCATGGCCAGGTGATTGCACAGTAAGAGCATCAGGAGGAGCAGGTGCTGGAAGTGTAAATGGATGCACCGCTGCAGGTGGTGGTGGAGATGCACGTTCAAATGGAACAGTTAATACAGGTGGAGGTGCTGGAGGTGGCGATTGTTGTTCTCATAGTGGAGGTTCAGGTGTTGTAGTTATAAAAGAAACAATTCCAAAATGTGCATCAGGTAGATGGACAATAAACGAACATTTCGATCAAGTAAAGAATTCAGAATGGATAACTAGAACAATATCAGTAGATTACATGGTAGTTGCTGGTGGTGGCGGTGGTGGAAACTATGGAGCTGGTGGAGGTGCAGGAGGGTATCGTGCATCAGGTTATGGCCCAAGTCCATTACGAGGAACAACTTTATCAGGTTCTCTTGGAGGATTTTTAGGATGCCACACAATAACAGTTGGTGGAGGTGGAGCTGGTGGCCCAGGACCAAGTAATGGTGCTAATGGAAGTAATTCAGTATTATGTATTTCAAGTAATCCAATAACATCAGCAGGTGGAGGACTTGGTGCAACTTTTAACAGAGGAGCTGGTGGTAATGGGGGATCAGGTGGAGGTGGAACAAGAAGTCCATCATCTGGTGGTTCTGGTAATACACCACCCACAGACCCACCTCAAGGAAATAATGGAGGTACAGGTTCACCTTCAGGTGGTGAAGTAACTGGAGGTGGTGGAGGAGCCACAGAAGCTGGTGGAAATGCAAGTGAAGGCCCAACTTATTTTACAGGAACTAGTGGATCAGGAGGTGCAGGAGCACCAAATACAATTTTAGGGCCAGATACTACCTATGCTGGTGGAGGAGGTGGTTCTGGTGCAACAGGATCAACTCCTAGTAAATCATATAATATTACGAGAGGAACTGGTGGAGCTGGTGGTGGAGGTAATGGAGCAACAACAGGAGCAGGATCAGCAGGATCAGCAAACACTGGCGGTGGAGGCGGTGGTGGTGGTTACTGTGGTAATTCAGATCCTGGAACTAGAGGTGATGGTGGAGCTGGAGGATCTGGTATAGTTATAGTACGAGTGCCTAGTCAATTTGCTTTATCAGGAAGTCCTACTCCTGCAAGAACATTATCAACTCACCCAGGCGGTGATAAAATAGCTAAGTTTACAGCATCAGGAACGTTGACAATTGCAGAAGCATAAAATATAAATTAACTTTTAAGGAGAAAATAAAATGGCACATTTTGCAGAATTAGAATCAAAAACAGATCCAACAGGTTTTACATCAGATACACATTTGATTGTAAAAAGAGTTGTAGTGGTAGGAAATGACTGTGTACCTTCAGATGAACACGTTGATGGTGAAACATGGTGTGTTAATTTTTTTGGTGGTGGCACATGGAAACAAACTTCTTATAATCATAATTTTAGAAAACAATACGCAGGTATTGGTTATAGATATGATGCATCTAAAAATAAATTTATTGTACCACAACCTTATGCATCTTGGTCACTAGATGCTAGTGACGATTGGCAAGCACCAATTACATATCCATCAGTAACTGATGATGGTCAAGATCCTGTTGTCTGGTTTTACAAAATTTTATGGAACGAAGATAAATATCAAGCTGACAACACAAAAGGTTGGGAAGCAACTAAATCAAACGACGACGCGGAAACCAAAACAGTCTATAATTGGAATGGCTCAGCTTGGGTTTCCGAATAGGAGACTTAAATGCCAAGAACCAATGGCGGTATAATCGGTAAAAGAAACGTAACTTCTTTTGGGAAGTGTACTGTTACATCTAAAACATCATCAGCTACAGTTACAACACAACCAGGAACTAGACTTGTAAGAACTTTACTTGTTGCAGGTGGAGGTTCTGGTGCTACTAATCAAGGTGGTGGTGGTGGAGCTGGTGGTTTTGTAGAAGTTTGTTCTGTTTCAGTGTGTGGTAACACAGGTTATCCAATTGTTGTAGGAGCTGGTGGAGCTGCAGGAAGCCCACCAAATGCTTGTGGTAGTAATGGTAATAACTCAACAGGTTTTTGTTTAACAGCAGTTGCTGGTGGAAAAGGAGCAAGTGTTCATGCTGGAAGACCAGGCCAACCTTCAACAGGAGGCGATGGTGGAGCTGGAGGATCAGGTGGTGGTGGATCAGGAGCTTATTATCAAGTAACAGCAGGTGGTGCTTCTAATCAATCTTGTCAATCTGGTTTATCAGGATCATGTGGTTTTGGAAACGCAGGTGGTGGAAATCCAGGGCCAGCAGCATCAAATCCTGCTTATACACAATCAGGTGGTGGTGGTGGAGCTGGAAGTGCAGGAACTAATGGTACTGTTTCGCCAGGTACAGCAGGAGTTGGTGGTAATGGTAAAGCAAGTAATATAACAGGTTCATGTGTCACTTATGCTGGAGGTGGTGGAGGAGTTTATGGCCCAGGTGGTCAAAGTGGAGCTGGTGGTCCAGGTGGTGGTGGAGCAGGTGCTCCTAGTGGAGCTGCAACATCAGGAACTGCTAACACTGGAGGCGGTGGTGGTGGTCAAGATGATAACAGTGGAAACTCAGGAGCAGGTGGATCAGGAATCGTAGTAGTAAAAGAATTAAATAAAGCGAGTGGTGTATGGAATTTAAAAAGTCAATTAAAAGCATTACAACAAGGAACATGGCCTGAAGCACCTTTAGTTTATAGTTTAAATTATCTAGTAGTTGCAGGTGGTGGAGGTGGTGGTGCTAATAGTGATGGTGCTGGAGGTGGTGGAGCTGGAGGTTATAGAGCATCTGGTTTTGGCCCATCTCCTTTACAAGGATCATCATTATCTTTTGCTGCTTTAAGTGGAACAAGTTATCCTGTAACAATTGGTGCAGGTGGATCAGGTTATAACGGAAATCCAGAAACTGTAGGAAACGGAAGTCAAGGAAATAATTCAGTATTTAGTACAATCACATCAACTGGTGGTGGTTATGGTGGTGGAGCAGGAGCTGGAGGAGACGGAGGATCTGGCGGTGGAACAGGAAAAGGCTCACCAGGAGGAGGTTGTGGTAATACACCTCCTACAGATCCACCTCAAGGAAATGATGGAAATTCAAATGCTCCTCAAGAACGTGGTGCTGGAGGTGGTGGAGCTGGTGCACAAGGTGGACCTGAAGCAACAGGTGGAGCTGGTGTAACAAATAATATAAATAATTCTTGCACTGTTTACGCTGGTGGTGGCGGTGGTGGAGCAAGAAATTTTCCATCGGTTCCTGACCCAGCTGGTCCTGGAGGATCAGGTGGAGGAGGAGCTGGAGGTAAAGGAGCTAATGGTACTGCTGGAACTGCTAACACAGGAGGTGGCGGTGGTGGTGCTGGAAGACAACCAGGTTCAGGTAATAACATAGGTGGAACAGGAGGTTCTGGTATTGTTATTGTAAGTGGACCAAGTGCAGTTAGTTTTGCAGTATCTCCGGGAACAAATTCAACTGGGACTCATCCTAGCGGTGCTAAATTAGCTACGTTTACAGTTTCTGGAACATTGACAGTTTCTTAAAAATAGCTATATTATTTTTATGGTGGTAAAAGAAAGAACATGAATTTAACAAATTATTATTGGTACTTTCAATCAGCAGTCCCTTCTCGTATCTGTGACGACATTGTTAAATATGGACAACAGCTACAAGATCAAATGGCAGTTACTGGTGGTTATGGTAATAGAAAATTAAATAAAAAAGAAATAAAAGATTTAAAAACAAAAAGAGATTCTAATATTGTTTGGATGAGTGACAGATGGAT